CAGGAGGCTTTGGCATTGCTGGTCTAGATAATGTGATTTCGTGTGGAAGTTATACAACGCCGTCAAGTGGAAATGCAGTTATTACTCTTGGCTATGAGCCTCAATGGATAATGACTAAAAGAATTGATAGTACATCAAACTGGGAAATTCATGATGTTATGCGAGGGTTTTCTCAAGAAGGATTTGCTAGACTTTATCCTAATTTAAGTAATGCTGAACAAAATCTAACTGGAAATTATATATTTCCGACAGCAACTGGATTTGAAATAACATCAAGTTCTTATGTAGCAAATGCTTCATACATCTACATCGCAATTCGCCGTGGGCCGATGAAAACGCCTACGAGTGGGACGAGTGTTTATGAAGCAGTCACAAGAACAGGGACAGGCGCAAATGCCACTGTAACAACTGGATTTCCTGTTGATTTGTTTATTGTTCAACCTAGAACAAATATAGCGGGTACTGCTCCATCTTGGATAAATCGTCTTGCGGGAGGTGCTTTATATCTAAGATCAAGCGCAAGTTTTGCGGAGGCTGGTTTAGGGGTAAATGCTTTTGGCACTGTTATGAATGGTGTTTCTTTGGGAGGAGATGCAGAAACAAATTATTCACCTTCTACTTTTGTAAACTGGTTCTTTAAACGTGCCCCATCTTTCATGGATGTGGTCTGCTACACGGGGACGGACAATGACATGGCTTTAAGCCATAACCTGAAAGTAGCGCCAGAAGCAATTATTTTGAAGAAAAGAAACAGTACTGGTGATTGGGCGTACGAAACCAATTTTACTTCTACTCAGCATACATATTTCACGCTGAATAGCACTACTGCTGGAGCAACTACAAATTACTCTAGCGGCATCAACTTGTATGCTCAACCAACTGCTTCCACTTTTTATGTTGCTGGAGGCGCATACAGTACATCTGGTTCAACCTATGTGGCTTACCTGTTTGCTTCCTGCCCTGGCGTAAGCAAGGTTGGTTCGTACACAGGCACAGGGACAACACTCCAGATTGACTGCGGTTTTACTGGGGGAGCAAGGCTAGTTCTAATTAAGCGCACAGACTCTACGGGTGCTTGGTACATCTGGGACTCTGCCCGAGGCATCGTTGCTTCCACAGACCCATACCTCACTTTAAATACGACTGCTGCTGAGGTAACGACAACGGATTGGGTTGATACCTATAGCGCCGGGTTTGAGTTGAGCAGTAACGCTGGCAACAACGTGAACATCAATGGTGCCTCCTACATTTTTCTGAGTGTGGCCTGATATGACCAAAGACAAATTCCGCCAAGGCTACACACGCAGCAAAGCTGATGCCAAACGCAGGGGCATAGAGTTTCTGTTCACCTTTGAGGAATGGAAGCAGTGGTGGCTTGATACAGGAAAATGGGAATTGCGTGGCAAGAAAGCTGGCTGCTTTCAGATGTGTCGCAATAAAGACATCGGGCCTTATGCCGTGTGGAATGTTTACTGCGACACCGTCGAAGCAAACAGCGCATTGCCTCATGCTGGGGCTTCTCGACCTTCTGATTGGGCAGCAAAAATTGGCGCTGCTTTACGAGGCAAAGCGAAGTCTGACGCTCATGTGAAGGCGCTTGCTGCTGCTCGTCTTGGTAAACAATACAAGACGCCAGCCGGTATTTTCGATACGTCGGCAGAATGTGAGGCTGCAACCGGAGTCAAGCGAGCAACGGTTATGTGGCGCTGCAAAAACAACTTTCAGGGCCAATGGGCTTACGCATAAGGAGCAATCAATGGAAATCAGAATCAGAGAATCAGGACAAGTGGTAACGGACAGCGAGTTCCGAGCCATGTTCCCCAACACGGGATTCCCTGTCCAACTGACAGAACAGATCATCAACGACTTTGGTGGTGATGTGGTCTTTGAAGGCCCACAAGCGCAACCATCACGCTATCAAGTTGGATTCCGTGATGGCGTAGAGCAAATCAATGGCAAGTGGTTCACCAAGTATTCCGTGTCCGACATGGACGATGAAGCTAAAGCGGCTTTAGATGCACAACAGGCTAAGTCTGTTCGTGATGACCGCACCAATCGCTTATCTGAGTCTGATTGGACGCAACTTGCTGATGCGCCTGTTGATAAAACTGCTTGGGCTACTTATCGTCAAGCCTTGCGTGATGTGACGACTCAAGAGGGTTTCCCTTGGTCTGTTTCTTGGCCTGTTAAGCCTTAAACGGAAGAAAAATGACCCCTGAACTACAAAAGTATTACGAAGATCGTTTTTCCATGATGGCGACTCAAGGATGGAAAGATTTACTTGAGGATATTGACAACATGGTAAACGCTTTGAATAATATATCCGTAGTTCAGGATGAGAAAGACCTCATGTACAAGAAAGGCGAATTGTCTATCTTGACTTGGCTGAAAACCTTGAAAGAGGTCAGCGAACGAGCTTATGAGGAACTGAATGAAAAGAATGTATGAATTTGTGTGTGGTGAATGCCACCATGTCACTGAGAAACTGACTGGTTATGAGACAGTCGATGTCCAGTGTAATGCCTGCGGTAACTCCGCAGTACGCAAACTAAGTGCTCCAGCAATCAAGTTGGAAGGATGGTCTGGGAGTTTCCCAGGTGCGGCTAACAAGTTTGACCGCATACATCGTGAAAAGTTGGCTGCGGAGCAAAAAGCGAACTCATAAACAAGGTGTTGTCGAGTTCATATCTCCTAGAACCGTAACGGCAGGAAAAGGAAAAAACCATGCTAGTTGACAATGAAGACGAGAAGTTGGGTGAGGAAATCAAGATTGAAGAACAGACCCTAGAAAAGTCTGTTGAGCCAGCAACTTCAGAGATTCCCGAGAAATATCGGGGTAAGTCCCTAGAAGACATCGTAAGGATGCACCAAGAGGCTGAAAAGTTGATTGGTAAGCAGGCTCAAGAGGTTGGCGAAGTTCGCAAACTTGCTGATGAACTCATCAAACAGAACCTCGGTGTCAAGCAACAAGTGGTTAAAGAGGAAGAGCCTGAAGTAGATTTCTTTGAGAATCCTCAGAAGGCTGTTCAGAAGACTGTTGAGAAGCATCCTGATGTATTGGCGGCCCGTCAAGCGGCTTCCGAGTTCAGGAAGATGCAGACTCAGCAAAGGTTATCGCAAGTTCACCCAGACATGGGCGAGATTGTGAAAGACCAAGGCTTTGCAGATTGGGTTAAAGGCTCTTCAGTGCGCCTAGCCTTGTTTGCCAGAGCTGATGCTGAGTATGACTTTGAGGCGGCTAATGAACTGCTTTCCACCTATAAGCAGCTTCGTGGCGTGAAGGCAAAGCAGACTGAGAATGCTGGAGAGCAACTTAGGAAGCAGAACCTAAAGGCTGTTGGAGTTGACAGTGGTGGTACTGGAGAGTCTACAAAGCGAGTTTACCGACGGGCCGACCTTATTCGGCTGAAGATGACTGACCCTGGAAGGTATGAGGCACTCTCAGATGAGATCATGCAGGCTTACCAAGAGGGTCGTGTAAAGTAACTTTTTTTGGAGATTGAATCATGGCAACAGCTTTTAACCCAGCAAACAGTGTAACGACCACTACCGCAGCAACTTTCATTCCTGAGATTTGGAGTGATGAGATTGTTGCCGCCTATAAGAAGAACCTTGTGATGGCGAACCTCGTCAAGCGCATGAACTTCAAAGGCAAGAAAGGCGACACCGTTCATGTCCCCGCGCCCACCCGTGGTAGCGCCAACGCCAAGACTGCCACCAATGCAGTGACCTTGATCGTTGCGACTGAAACCGAAGTGCAAGTTTCCATCAACAAGCACTACGAATACAGCCGTTTGATCGAAGACATCGTTGAAGTGCAAGCCCTGACCAGCCTGCGTTCTTTCTACACGGAAGACGCTGGTTACGCTCTGGCAAAGCAGATCGACGCTGACTTGGTGCAATTGGGTCGTGCTTTCAACGGTGCTACCGTTGGCACTGATGACTACGCCACCTCTGCTTCGTCCACCAAAGCCTATATTGGCTCTGATGGCACGACTGC